GGGGCCCGAAGGCCCCACGACTTTGTCTCAACCTCCACTCTAGCAACGCAGAAAGGCTATAAGTTATGCCCGCTCGGTCACGTGTACGTTCTTCTGGTAGCAGCCAAGGCTCTGCCTCTGCTACCTGGTCCGTATCCGCACCGACTCGTGACTGTATCCCCTATATGGGGCACTGTGACGATCAGTCGGGCCAGCATGACGCATCTTTCTCTGTAAGACATCGAGAAACTTTTGGAGGGAGAGTCTCCTTCCATTATATTCCTGATCCTACAAAGCCGGATGAGTTCGCTGAAGCGAAAGAGTTTCCATTGACGGCATTCGAATCGCCGCCATCTCTCTCGCATCTAACAGTCTCTAATCGTCCCTCTGATTCATTCCTTGCGGTTAAGCTTTTGGCTGCAACCAACCCTTCCAAACCTTTCGTGAGCGTTGCTCAGACGATAGGGGAGTTAAGGGAGTTGCCGTCTACGCTTAAGGACGCAGGGGATACTATCATGAAGAAGTTCGCTGGGAGAAATCTCCAACGAGAATTCGGGATGATTCCCATTATGAGCGACGCTCTGAAGATGCTTCATGTATCTTCTGAAGTCGCAAAACGGGTTAAGTTGTTTCAACAACTTAGAGACAAGCCTCAGGTACGTAAAGCCAATCTTTTCCAAGGCAGCGAAACAACGATGCCAGGGAATATAAAGACGACTAACTCGTCGCCTATATACATCAATAGTAAGCACCAATTGGTGCAGAAAACTACTACTGTGAAGATTTGGGGTTACGTTACTTGGACGGGGGGACACGACTTTACCAAGAGTAATCTTGCGTATGCCGACCCTGCGCTCAAGTATCTAGCTAGACGAGCCGTGGTAGGATCCAATGTGGATCTTAGCACTGCCTGGGAACTTATGCCCTGGTCTTGGCTCGCCGATTGGTTCGGAAACATAGGCGATTACTTAGAAAGTAAGCGCTCTGTTGTCCCGGTCAATCCTGGGGTGCCGCGAATCTGTACTACCGTCACTACGACGGAATTATGGATCGCGACAGCCACGAACTTCGGCTTTCCGCCTGGTTCGCTGCCTGTTACATTGAGGGAAACCTCAAAGGCACGGAAGCTACAATCTGCTGCGTTACCTAGCGCCTTCTTCCCTATGCTTACGCAAAGGCAAGTTGGCATCCTTGCTTCTCTTGCTATCTTGAGAAGCTGACTAGACCCTACCGTCGGGATGACGGCAAATACGGGTAACGATCGTATGATCGTTTCAGCCCATCAAGAGAAGGTGATTATGGTAATCACCAATGCAACAGGAGCATAAAGCATGTCTTTCGCCGATCCACTCATCGTTACTATCAATGCAGTAGCAAAGTCGCTACCGCGTGTCGAGTTCGACAAACGGACTTCCACGTACTTTCTTCGCGAGAGTACACAGGAATTTCTGGTTCGCATCCGCAATACATCCTACCAGGATGCTGTTGGTGCGACCATCGATCGGCACAACATGGAACTCACTCAGACCGTCTACGCCGTGGCACCTGCCACGAAGCCGACGGTGCGTAAGATCTATACGACGTTTGATAACGCTCGTTCAGATACTGACGCTTCGCTCAATCAAACCCTTCTGGGGTTTGCTGGGCTGCTGACGGCAGGCAACATTACTAAGTTGCTCGCCGGCGAGTCCTGACACGTTCACGTCGCGCTTGTAAACGCGATATTACGTGTGTTAGTTGTACCAACAACTAGCATAGTCACTTTGGATGGGTCTCCTGGATTAGGAGAGATCCGAAATGAAAAGCCAGCAGTTGGAAGAAATGCTTCGGGGATGGGAGTCTCTCGCCATTGACGCGAGACTCGCATGCGCTACTGCTATCGTTGAGACCGAACGCGATTGCGTTCGGTTGAGACAAAATGTCCTTTCACGAGGGATCAATGTATTTCTACTTGATCTCCCTCTTCTCGACGATCTCCTCCTTTCTCTCCTTGAGAATGGTAAGATCGCATTCGTCGGGCCTTTAACGGCGCGTCGAAGTAAGAAGGATCAAAGACCCAGATTTCTCTGGTCCTTTTGGTCTCGTGTCTGTGACGTTGATGGCTGCCTTCTAGAGGAACCTGATCCTAACGCTCTGATGTCTATCAGAATGTTAGCAAGTCACTTCAAAAAGCTCCAAATTGCATGTTCTCCAAGCCGCATCGAAGATGCAGTTAGGGAATTTCATGAAATTGAAGAGCAGATTGATTTACCAGTTCTTAACTGGAGTGATGATTCTATCGATGTGTCTAGGGCTCCCACGTTCAGTGAGAGCTTTCGACACTATGAGGACGTCTCCGACGTTCCCTATCGCTGGAATCAGTTCCTGCATCGACTCGACAGAGTCGCTGCTATCCTGGTCACCGGTTTACCCATGTTCGACTCTATGTCGGGCAATGAGCGCCGGGAGGATGGATACTTTAGGCACGGACGTGGAGTGGTATCGAATCTTCGAAGGGGACAGTACAAGTACCGTTTCCCAAGTTGGTCCGATAAGCTCGAAGGGACTTTTCCCTTCGATTGGTGTTCTGGACAGCCTCTTGGAAGCTACCCGCCAACTAGGCAGGAGCCTCCAGCAAAGCTGGCAGCTGTTCCAAAAACAGCTAAGGGACCTCGGCTTATTGCCTCGGAACCTGTAGAACACCAATGGTGTCAGCAAAAACTTTTTACCTGGTTGGATTACCACATGAGTGGTAGTCTGATAGGGCGATTTGTTGATCTTCACGATCAGTTAAAATCGCAAGTTATGGTGACATCTGCATCCTTAGATCGATCACTATGTACGATCGATCTGTCGTCTGCCTCAGATCGGATTAGCTGCCGTCACATTGAGTCTCTATTTAGGAGTAATCCTTCATTGTTAGACGCAATGCACGCGGTACGTTCGCGATACTGGAGAGACGGAGTGATAAGCAAACGTGTATTTGTTACGCGCAAGTTTACCACTATGGGATCCACTCTGACCTTTCCTGTTCAATGCATTTTCTTTCTGTCGGTAGTCCTCGCTTCTGCGGGAGCTCACGACTTGAGAAGTGTAAAGAACTTGATCGGTAAAGTCCGGGTGTTCGGCGACGATATTATCGCGCCGAACCATGCGTATGCAGAGATTGCGATGAATCTCACTACACTCGGTCTGAAAGTCAATACGAAGAAATCTTTTCATCGTGGTGAATTTCGTGAGTCATGTGGGAAAGATTCATGGCGTGGTTTCGATATCACGCCAGTGAAGCCAAAAGCAATCTCTCCTTCCACGCCAGAGTCTCATCAAGCAGTTCTAGATACTAGCAACAACCTCTATAAAAAGGGGTGGTGGCATGCATCCGAACACTACCGTAGACTTCTTCCGTCGGCAATGACAGAAAATGTCTTTAGAGTTGCTTCAGAAGACGAAGGCGTTCTTGGGCTGTTGAGCTACAGTGGGTCGAAGATCATCAATAAAAGATGGTGTAACCGACTTCACATGTGGTATACTCGAGTATTGGCCTTGAAAAAGCCTCTAAAACGAGTCGCTCAGGACCATCCTGCTTCGCTAAGTGAACACTTCACGAGAGCATATAGTGGATTAAATCCGCGAAAGCTCGGCGTAGCCGAACAGACTACAGCCCGTTTGGGCTTAGTCAGGGTAGCTTTATAGGGCCCCGGGA